ACGCCAAGACGTACCGGGAGAGAAGGACGAAGGAGACGATCCTCATCAGCAAGGCTCGTACGAGACAGAAGGGAAGCCTATGACCTGGGCACGGTTCCAAGGACGCTCCGGCTTCGCCGCCCAAGAAAGGAGTTTCACTCCAAGTGATCCCTTGGATCACATACAACCGCTCCGCGGCGTGGGGCGTACTCGCTACCGCTCGTCGCCCCCCTGCCCCCCCCTAACTACCAGTGAACGCGACCGCGCGTTTCCGATTCACTCCACGTCAAGCAACGCAGCTTCCGACACGCACACGCGCCAGACGCACGCGCGCGCCGAGCACAGCAGCAGCAACGACGGGAGAGGAAACTTGACACGCGGTCGCAACATATGGTAAGATAGTGTCGCAGCACAAACCAACAGAGGAGACAGACCCAATGAAGATCCAGGCATTCGCAATCTTCGACAGAGACACCGGCGTTTTCCACACGCCGTTTTTCGCCCCGCACCTGGCTCTCGCCGTGCGGATGTTCAAGAACGTAACCAACGACCCCAGCAGCACACTCAACCGCAACCCCGGGAGCTTCGACCTCCGCCTGGTCGGAACCTACGACGACGCCCGGGGCACCTTCGAGAACAACGACACGCCGGAACTCATCGTCACCGCAACCGGCGTGATGGAGCCCGACAACCAGACCCTCCTGCCCTTCGTGCAGGAGAAGGAGAAGGCCTCATGAACACCACCGAACGCTGCGCGTTCTACTCGATCATCCACCCACCGGCGTCGAAGCGCCACGACTTCAAGGGAGACGAATTCAAGAGCGCCACGCAGCAGCACTTCCGCGCCGATGCCGACATCAACTCGATCGTCAAGCGCGCCGTGGACACCGGGGAGCCGCTCCCCTTCAAGCCCGGCGCGCAGTACGGAGACGTCTCGATCCTCACCGACTACCACCAGGCGCTGCAGATGATCAACGACGCACAGGACCACTTCGACGGCCTCCCGGCCAAGGTCCGCAAGCGCTTCGACAACGACCCCGGCAAGCTGATCGACTTCCTGGGCAAGCCCGAGAACTACGCCGAGGGCGTGGAGCTGGGGTTCTACGAGGGGCCCAAGGAGCCCCCCGCACCCCCCACGGTCACCGTTCCGCCCGGGGGCGTGATCACGGAGACCCTCAAGACCGCCACGCCCTAGGCGGGCGGTCCCCGCCTTTTGGGGGAAACTCCTCTCCCCCATTAGGCGGGTTTTTCTGACAGGAGAACCTGTCAGTTAGACATACTGGTATCAAGTAAGGCGTATGTCACAACCGGGGCTGACGCCCCATCACCAAGGAGCAAGACGTGAAGCGTCCCGCCACTCACTCATTCTCGCAGATCCCGAGAGCCAACATCCCGCGCAGCGTCTTCGACCGCTCGCACGGGCACAAGACCACGATCAACGCCGGGGTCCTGTATCCCATCTTCGTGGACGAGGTCCTCCCGGGCGACACCGTGAACATGAACGCGAGCGTGTTCGCTCGCCTGGCCACGCCGATCGTCCCGGCGATGGACAACCTGTACATGGACCTCTTTTTCTTCGCGGTCCCGCTCAGGCTCGTGTGGAGCAACTTCCAGAAGTTCATGGGTGAACAGGACAACCCCGGCGACAGCACCGACTTCCAGATCCCGATCGTCGCCGCGGGGGCGAGCGGCTTCGCCGCCGAGACGATCTACGACTACATGGGCCTCCCGATCGGAGTCCCCAACCTCGAGGTCAGCGCGCTGCCACTGCGCGCGTACAAGCTGATCTTCCACGAATGGTTCCGCCACCAGGACCTGCAGGCCAGCACGAAGCCGCCAACGGGCGACGGGCCGGACGGACCGGCCGTGTTCGCCCTACTCAACAGGAACAAGCGGCATGACTACTTCACCAGCTGCCTGCCGTGGCCGCAGAAGGGACCGGGAGTCAACCTCCCGCTCAGCGAAAGCATCGACGTCACCGAGCGTGACCCCAACATCGGCCCGCAATTCACCTACGGCGGAGGCATCGACGTCAACCAGGAGCTGCAGCACCCCGCCAGCAACACGCAAGTCCAGTGGGGCGACGTGGCACAGCCCGCCGCGCCCCTGCACTGGGCCGACCCGAACCTCATGGTGGAGGCAACGAGCGTGACGATCAACGCGCTCCGCCAGGCCTTCCAGCTGCAGAAGCTGATGGAGCGCGACGCGCGCGGAGGCACGCGCTACACCGAGATCCTCCGCAGCCACTTCGGCGTGGTGAGCCCCGACGCCAGGCTGCAGCGCCCCGAGTACCTGGGCGGAGGAACGATCCCCGTGAACATCCACCCGGTCCCGCAGACCAGCGCGACGGGAGCCTACGCAGAGAGCCCGCAGGGCAACCTGGCCGCGTTCGGCACAGCGGCAGGGAAGGGCGCGGGGTTCAGCAAGAGCTTCGTGGAGCACTCGATCATCATCGGCCTCGTGTCCGTCCGCGCCGACCTCAACTACCAGCAGGGCCTGCACCGCATGTGGACCCGGCAAACCAAGTACGATTTCTACTGGCCCGCGCTCGCCCACCTGGGCGAACAGGCCGTCATGAACGAGGAGATCTACGCCCAGGACGCCACGACCCTGGGCACCACCGGGGAGCCCGTGAACAAGGAGGCCTTCGGCTACCAGGAGCGCTGGGCCGAGTACCGGTACGCACCGAGCAAGATCACCGGGCAATTCCGGAGCACGTTCGCGCAGAGCCTCGACACCTGGCACTACGCACAGCACTACACCGCGCTCCCCACGCTGAGCGACGGATGGATGCAGGAGGATCCCGACGTCGACCGCACCATCGCGGTCCCGACCTACCCGCACTTCCTCCTGGATGCCTGGTTCCGCATCAAGCACGCCAGGCCGATGCCCACCTACTCCGTGCCGGGCTACATCGACCACTTCTAGGAGCTCCGATGCCGACACCAGGCGCAGCCATTCTGGGAGGCGCGGGCATCGAGGCCGCAGGCGGACTGATCTCGTCCGCCATCAACATCGGCCAGGCCCGCAGCCAGATGCGCTTTCAGGAGCGCATGAGCAACACCGCGTATCAGCGCAGCATGGCAGACATGAAGGCAGCCGGGCTCAACCCCATGATGATGTACGGGAAGGGTAGCCCGGCCTCGACACCAGGCGGAGCCGCCGCCCAGGTGGAGAACGTCGCGAAGGGCGCCGGCGCGGCCGGCGCCGCCTACGCGAGCAACAAGATCCAGAACGCGCAGCTCACCAACGCGACACGCGTCGCCGACGCCGACGTGAAGCTGCGCGAAGCACAGGCCCGACTCACGGACGAACAGGCACTCACACAGTCCGTGGAGAGGGAAGCCAAGACGCTGGGCCTCGACTACACGAGCGCGCAGATCCTCACCGAAGGCGCGCGCTTCCTCACCGAGAAGTGGAAGGCCCAGAGCGAGGAGGCCCGAGCCAAGGTGAGCGGCTTCGAAGCCACGTTCTACGCAGAGGCAACGAAGGTACTCAAGGCCGCGCTGGGCTGGGCCAAGGGAGACGAGAAGAACAAGGGACCGACGTCCCAGACCGTCGTCGATGCCCTGACCCCTGGTCCCATCAAGGACGCACTCCGAAGCTTCACCGAATGGCTGTTCGGAGACGAGAAGAACCGCGCCGTCCTCATCGAGATCCTCAAGGGCCTGGGCAAGGCCCAGTCCGGAGGAGCGACAGGCGCGGACCGCAGCGAGAACCGGCCGCGGGAGATCCCCGGCCGTAACGTGCAGTGAAAGGAGACGACGCCATGAAGCGCCGCCGCATGAGCCGCAAGGGCAACCGCAAGAACTTCCGCAAGGGCACCCGAGTCAACAAGCGCAACAGCCGAGCCCGCCCGATGCGGGGCGGATTCCGGATCTAGATGCAGTGCGCGAAGCCACTCCCCGCCTGGCGCAGCAAGCACCGCTCGCCGGGCGGGGCGTGGCCCGTAGTTTTCAACCTCACCGACGGGTGGAAGGACAAGCCCGTTGACGTACCGTGCGGGCGATGTATGCCCTGCAGAATCAACAAGGCCGAGACCTGGGCCAACCGCCTGGAGCACGAGGCGGCGATGCACACCGACAGTCAATTCCTGACCCTGACATACGAGGAGATGCCAGAGAATGGATCCCTACAACCGAGAGACGCCACACTATTCGTCAAGCGTCTACGCGAGCATCTGTCAAGAATGCCCGCGGAACCGAAGATCCGGTACTTTCTGGTGGGTGAGTATGGCGATCGCTTTGCTCGTCCTCATTTCCATGTGCTCATGTTCGGTTACCGTTTCACCGACCTTGCGTCGATCCGAACAGGCAAGATGCCCTTGCACACCAGCGCAGAGCTGCAGCGGATCTGGGGACACGGGTTCGTTACCATCGGTCAAGTCACCCCACAGAGCATCCGATACTGTGCCGCCTACATCACCAAGAGGATAACCGGCCCCATGGCCGAGAAGCACTACCAAGGCCGCGTACCCGAATTCGCACGCATGAGCCGCAGGCCAGGCATCGGCAGCAGCTGGGCTGCCAAGTACGCGGCCGACCTATTCCCCAACGGGCACCTGACCCTGAGAGGAGGAGCCAAGATGCCGCTTCCGCGCATCTACCTCGACGCCTGGGCCAAGGACCACCAGGCCGAGGCCCGAGAACTCCAAGCCAGAAAACAGATCCATGCGAGCGTGCACGCCAAGACGTACCGGGAGAGAAGGACGAAGGAGACGATCCTCATCAGCAAGGCTCGTACGAGACAGAAGGGAAGCCTATGACCTGGGCACGGTTCCAAGGACGCTCCGGCTTCGCCGCC